ATCTAACATTATAAAAAAATGTGGATCAACAGTAACCATTGGTTCTGGATCTGGTCAAACTATTATTGCAGATGGTGCAACGGTGACATTAGGTAGATGTGGTGGTGCTGTTAATCTTGCACCAGGCGCAACACAAACAGGTTTTGGTCGTACCGGAACTGTAGATTGGTGCACTACTGCAAAGACATCACCCTTTACTTCAGAAAATGGTAGAGGTTATTTTCTTAACACAAATGGAGGAGCGATAACAGTAACACTTCCAGCTTCCCCATCTCAAGGTAGTATTGTGGCTTTTAAAGACTATAATGGAACTTGGAATGTAGCTTGCAAAAATGTTACACTCGGTAGAAACGGATCAAAAATTAATGGAACTTGTGGAGATGGACAATTAACTACACAACATCAATCAATAACTTTAGTTTATGTTGATGGGGTAAAAGGTTGGCAAGAGGTTCATGATTCTTCAGTAGGTTTTACAGGAAACATTGTATACAACGTAGAAGTTTTTGCAGTCGCTGGTGGTGGTGGAGCTAATGGACCACCAATGTATGGTGGCGGTGGAGCTGGAGCTGGTGGTTTTAGAAATATTGCTTCTGTTCCGGTGGGATCAAATTGTGGTCCGTACACAGTACAAGTTGGCGGTGGAGGAGCAGGTGCTCCTGTAACATCTGTCGCTGGCGAAAACTCAATTTTTAGCACAGTAACAAGTGCAGGTGGTGGAGTAGGTGGAGACGCAGGTCCAGGTGGAGCAGGTAATTCTACTGGAGGTGATGGTGGATCAGGTGGCGGTGGAGTAGGTCAAGCAGGAGGAAGTGGAAACACACCTAACGTAAGTCCTCCGCAAGGCAATGATGGTGGACCTGGTTTAGTTAGTTCAGGAAATGTAAGATCAGGCGGTGGCGGCGGAGCTGGAGCTGCAGGACAATCCGGTGCTTGTGTAAGCACCAATCAAGGTGGTAATGGTGGAGCGGGAGCGCCTATTTCAATTTTTGGTTCATTACCTCAAGCACCAACTTATGGAACACCAGGACCAGCACCAGGAAGATATTTTGCAGGTGGTGGTGCAGGAAGAGGAGGTTTTCCCCCTTCTCCCGGTAGTGCTGGATCAGGAGGCGTTGGCGGTGGTGGCGGCGGTGCAACTAATGGAACCACTAATACTGGCGGTGGTGGCGGTGCAAACAGAGCTGGCGTTGGTGGTAGCGGTGGATCAGGAATAGTAGTTATTAAACACGCGACAGCAGATGCAACATCTTGTGTATCAGGCGGAAACGTGGTTCTAACTTGTGGTTCTAATACTATTAGAATATTTACAGCAGATGGAACATTTGTTCCGTAAGGATTTAAATTATGAGTATAATTAAAGTAAACGAGATACAAAAAAGAACAGGAAGTACACTTACATTAGGTGGCGCTTGCACGGCTGTAACTTTAGCGCCAGGTGCTACACAATCAGGGTTCGGTAGAACCGGAACTGTAGACTGGTGTACAACAGCAAAAACATCTCCATTCACTGCAGCTAGTGGTGATGGATTTTTTCTTAATACAAATGGTGGAGCAATTACGGTTACTCTTCCTAGCTCACCTTCACAAGGTGATATAGTAGCTTTTAAAGATTATCTTAATACTTGGGATGATGCATGTAAAGCAGTGACGTTATGTAGAAACGGATCAAAAATTGGTGGACAATGTGCTAATGCAAAATTAGATGCAGAGGGACAATCAGTAACTTTAATTTATGTAGATAACACAAGAGGCTGGATAGATATTCATGATTCTAATGCAAAAGTAACTGGAGAATTATTTGTGACAGCAACAGGTGGTACAATAACCACTTCAGGAAATTTTAAAATTCATACGTTTACCGGAGATGGAAACTTCGTAGTAAGCTGTGCAGGAAATTCAGGAGGTTCAAACACAGTTGATTATATGGTTGTAGCTGGTGGTGCAGGAGGTGGAAGAAATGGAACAGGTGGTGGAGGTGCAGGAGGTTTTAGAGCATCATCAGGAACAGCATCAGGTTGTTACACAGCAGGTCCAAGTCCATTAGTTTCTGGTGTTGCTGCTTTACCAGTTACAGCAACAAGTTTTCCAGTTGTAGTTGGAGGAGGCGGTGCAGGAGTAACAAGTGGTTGCGGCCCAGGCACGGCAGGATGTGCTTCAAGTTTTTCAACAATTTCTTCAGCAGGTGGTGGTGGAGGTGGTGGACCTAATCCTAATTCAGGCGTAGCTGGTGGTTCAGGTGGCGGTGCAGGAAGAAGAGCAAATCCAACAGGTGGACCAGGAGCGGCAGGAGCAGGAAATACTCCACCAGTAAGTCCACCACAAGGTAATCCAGGAGGAACATTTTCAAGTCCATCAGGAGATGGCGGCGGAGCAGGTGGTGGCGCTGGCGGTGCAGGTGGAAATGGTGTTACAAGTAGTGGACCAGGAGCTATTGGCGGTGCTGGCGGTGCAGGAGTAACAACTTGTATTTCAGCTTCACCAGTTGCTTTTGCTGGAGGCGGAGGTGGTGGTTCTGACGCTTTTGCAGGCACTGGCGGTGCAGGAGGAAGTAGTGTAGGTGGCACTGGCGGTGGAGGAGGACCTCCAGGAACAGTTGGTTCAAATGCGACTGCTAACAGAGGATCAGGCGGTGGCGGTGGTGGAAATGGTGCAGCAGGTGGTAATGGATCAGGTGGAACAGTAATAATTAGATACAAATTTCAATAGTTGAATGGTTTTTAAAAATAATATATAAGGAGAAACATTATGGCACATTTTGCAAAACTAGGGATAAACAGTAAAGTCATTGGGGTCCACGTAGTGGATAACAAAGATTTACATGATGCTGATGGTAGAGAAGATGAAGAGGTAGGTAGACAGTTTTTAGAAAGAATTCATCACTGGCCTCTTTGGAAACAAACTTCATACAACACAAGAGCTAACACACATTCATCTGGTGATAACTCAAAAGCTTTGAGAGGAAATTACGCTGGTATAGGTTTCACTTATGATGAAGATAACGATATTTTTTGGCCACCAAAACCTTACCCATCTTGGGTTAAAGACACATCTGATGCACAATGGCACTCTCCAGTTGGCGATGCCCCTGCACTAACTGCAGAGCAAGAATCACAAAACCAAGCTAACACTCACTCTTGGACATACGAGTGGAATGAGTCTGGGCAAACTTGGGACTTGGTGGATAGATCATAAGAATAATTTATGGATAAGGTGGTGTTATCTGAAATCAGTTTAGTTTACGGGGAAATAATAACCCCTAAAGGTTTTGAAATAGATCGTAAATCAATAAAAAACGACATCGTATCTTCTTACGTAGAAGAAAATAGAGTTAGTAATAACAACAAAGATTTTTCTTACAACGATTACAAATTAAATTTTTCTCAAAAAATAGGATGGTTATTAGATTACATAAGAGACCATTTTGTTGAAAAACATAAACAAAGTTTAATCAACAAAAATATTTTTGGAAATGTGTATAGTCCATCTGAAGTTTCACTTTGTAGAAATAATGTTGACCCTGTAGATTTAAGAAACTCAGCTGATTACACATTAATTTATATTGTAGACTGCGAAAAAGAATCTTGTGAACTTGTCATTGAATATGACGATAACAGAAGAAAAGGCAGAACTTGGCACGTGCCGGTTAAAAACAACCATTTTTATTTATTTCCATCAACACAAAAATATTTTTTTACGGCAAATAAATCAAAAAAACTTAACGTAATTTTAACTGTAACTTATGAATATATCTAATTATTTCTGGTATTTTAAATCTGCAATTCCGCCAAGAATTTGCGACATGATTGTGCGTTATGGTAAAGCAGAAAAAGAGAGAGAAATACAGGCCATTACAGGTGGTTATGGTAGAGACAGAGATTTAGAAAAACATCCCTTAACAGAAGATGAAATTAAAGACGTAAAGAAAAAAAGAGATTCAAATATTGTTTGGATGAATGATCGTTGGATATATAAAGAAATACAACCTTATGTACATCAAGCAAATGCAAACGCTGGTTGGAATTATGAATGGGATTATTCAGAACAATGTCAGTTTACTATATATAAAAAAGGCCAATATTATGATTGGCACTGCGATAGTTGGGATAAACCTTATATGATAGAAGGTCCGACAAAAGGTAAGATTAGAAAACTATCTGTAACAGTTAGTTTAACAGATCCAAAAGAATACAAAGGTGGTGAGTTAGAGTTTGATTTTAGAAATGAAGACCCTGATAAAAAACCTAATATTAGAACATGCACAGAGATATTACCAAAAGGCTCGTTGGTTGTATTTCCATCTTTCGTATGGCATCGAGTCAAACCAGTAACAAAAGGAGTAAGGTATAGTCTAGTGATATGGAATCTAGGTTATCCATTTAAATAATATGAATAATTTTTTTGAACAAGGCGGAAGTAGCACACCACAAAAACCAAAAGGACATGTAGATTTTAAATCTGCATTCTATTTTCAAACACCCATTTGGATCGCAGAGGCTCCAATGTTTTTGAAAGATACAATTAAAGTAACAGATAAATATATTAAAAAAGCTGATAAACTTTTAAAAGATAAATTAAAAAATGAACCTAAATGGAAAAAAGATATTGGTACATTTGGTTTATCAAAACATAGTGAGAGCTTTTCAAATGATCCTAAAGTAAAAGACTTAGTTCAATTTATAGGTCAAAGATCATATGAATTTTTGGATTGGCAAGGATTTAATTTACAAAACCATAGTTTGCATTTTACAGAATTTTGGGTGCAAGAATTTAGTGAAAAAGGTGGTGGTCATCACGATACCCATGTTCACTGGAATCAACACGTATCAGGATTTTATTTTTTAAAATGCAGTGAAAAAACATCTCACCCAATATTTCATGATCCAAGACCTGGTGCGGAGATGACAAAACTATTTGTAAAGAATCAAGAACAAATTACGTTAGCATCTAATCAAGTTCACTATAAACCTAAACCAGGAACTATAATTATTTTTCCAGGTTATGTCCCACATCAATTTGCAGTAGATCCGGGACTAGAACCTTTTAGATTTATACATTGGAATATAAAAGTTGTTGAAACAGCAATATCAAAAGAAAGGAGTAACAGTAATGAGCTTCCAAAAAAATAAAGATTTTTTTGTACATAAACTGTTTCCAACTTCTATTTTAGAAATAGAAAACTTTATTGATAAACAAGAATGTAAAGATATTTTAAATAAAATAAAACAAAATAAAAAATATTTAAAAAAACATTTATCATTATTGGGAGATGCATCTACAACTTATTTAGAACAAAATTTTTTAAGTAAACTAAATCCATTAATTAAATCTTCTTTATTAGAAGTAACTAAAAAATATTCTGAAATGACAGGCTTTGAAATAGAAAATAAGTTTGCTGGATCGTGGTTTAATATTCAAAAAAAGGATAGTGCTTTAAAAAAACACAATCACCCTATGTCTATAATTTCTGGAATTTTATATATACAATGTGACAAAGATAGTTTTAACACACATTTCCATAACCCAAATCCTATGTTAACTTTTACTAAAATTAATAAGGATACGGAGTTTTCAGTTGATTGGGTTGCTTTTAAACCAAAAGTGGGAACACTATTGTTATTTCCAAGTTGGTTGTTACACGGATCAAATTTAATCACAAACAAATGTGATCAAAGAATAGTAATTAGTTTTAACATAATATAACAAAGGAGAAAAATGAGTTTTAAAAAAAATAAATACGCTGTAATTAAAGAGGCAGTTCCAAAAGAAATAGCTGAATTTGTCTACAATTATTTCTTACTGAAAAGACAAGTTGCTAAAACTTTATTTAATGAAAGATACATTTCTCAATTTACAGAAGAATGGGGAGGCTGGGTAGATGAACAAGTTCCAAATACATATTCTCACTATGCAGATGTAGCTATGGAAACTTTGCTGCTAAGAACTCTACCTGTGATGGAAAAGAAAACAGGATTAAAATTAAATCCAACTTATTCATTTGCAAGAATTTATAAAGCTGGAGATGTCCTTAAAAGACACAAAGATAGATTTAGTTGTGAGATATCTACGACTTTAAATCTTGGTGGAGATCCTTGGCCTATACATTTAGAACCTAGAAAAAATGTAGGTATACCCGATGGTAAAAAAATAACTGTAAATAGTAACAATAAAGGTATTTCTATTATTTTAAAACCTGGTGATATGTTGGTTTACAGAGGTATGGAATTAGAACATTGGCGAGAGGAGTTTCAAGGAGACAACTGTGCTCAAGTTTTTCTTCATTATAATGATAAAAAATCTCAAGGTGCTGATCAAAATATGTTCGATAGAAGACCACATTTAGGACTTCCAGCCTGGTTTAAAAAGTGATATATCCTTAGACTGGAGAGAGTGTCACCACCATAACACCACACTCTCTCCTGTTTAAGGATAAATTATGTTAGGATTAAGTGCATTTTCAGAGTTTCCGTTTGCAACAGCAGCCGAAGATAGAAACGTAACTATCACAGCTACTAAAACGTCGTTAACAATAACTATAGGCAGTATAGGTATTGCAGCTGATTCTATTACAGAAGACGTAGCAGGTAATCCATTAACACTTGGTTTTGGTACATTATCTATATCTGGAGAAGCTAATATAAGCCCTACAGGTAGCCCACTGACCTTGGCTACCGGAACAGTCACAGTTTCAGCAGATGCTAATATGTCAGTCTCTGGAAACGCATTGACTATAGCCACGGGTACTGTTACAGTAAGTGCATCAGCAAATGTAGACGTTACTGGTAGCGCATTAACTCTAGCTACAAAGGACGCTACGGCGATAACATGGAGTGCAGTTGTTCCAGGCGCAACTATGGTCTGGACACCAATAGAACCTTATTAATATGGCATCAAGTTTTTCTACAGATACAAAACTAGAACTTATAGCAACCGGTGAAAAAGCTGGTCTATGGGGTACAATAACAAATACAAATTTACAAATTTTAGAACAATCAGCTACAGGATATTTAAGTCAATCCATGGCATCTGGGGACGTTACATTAACTTTAACTAATGGTGCAACTTCTGATGGTAAAAATGCTTTTTATGAATTAACTGGAACTTTAACTGGAAATAGAACTTTAATTATGCCCAGTGGTGCAGAAAGATCTATTATTGTAAAAGACTCTACAACTAGAGGTAGCGGCTCTACACTTTTCTCTTTATCTGTTCAAACAGCTAGTGGAACTAGTGTTCCTATACCTATTGGAGCAACTGTGGCTGTTGTTTCTGACGGCACTAACATGAAGTTAGGTTTAATGACAAAGGGTTATGGAACTATAAATTCAGCTTCCGTGACTTCATATACGGCTGTTGCTGGTGATCAACTTCTAACAAATACCACAACTGCAGGTATTTCAATTACCTTACCTACATCAGCTGCAACTGGAGATGAATTAACAATAATAGATGCTAGGGGAACTTTCAATTCAAATAATCTAACTATTGCTAGAAACGGTCATGCTATAAATGGAGCTAATAGTAATCTTGTTTTAAGCACAATTGGTCAAGCCATAACTTTAGTGTACGTTGATTCAACTCGTGGTTGGGCTTTTAAGACAAACACAGCATAGGAGGATGAATTATGCCTCTTACAAGAGTTAATTTTGCACCTGGAATAGATAAACAAAACACAACTGTTGGAGCAGAAGGACGTTGGGTTGATTGTAATAATGTAAGATTTAGATATCAATTACCAGAAAAAGTTGGTGGTTGGTCCTCTCTAGTTACAGATACTATTGTTGGTGTGGCTAGAAAAATGTTTCCGTTTGTAGATCTTGATGGAAACCGATACGTGGCCATTGGAACAGATAAACTTTTATTATTATATTTTGAGGGTCAGCTTTATGATATCACACCATTAGACACTCAAATAACAAATGCAACTATACAAACATTTTCAGGATCAAGCTTAGTAACAATTACAACCAGCACTGCTCATGGTTTAGAACCTGGTGATATTGTTTTTTTAGACGATACTACATTACCAGGTAGTAGTGGTTATTCTACATCTGATTTTGATGATAAAAAATTTCAAGTCACAAATGTTTTAAATGCTACACAGTTTCAAGTAACAGTCACAACTTCAGGCACTCCAGCTAATGCTGGTCCTGGTGGCAGCATAGATATTGCACCTTATGTTAGAATAGGTCCAGCCGCACAATCATATGGTTATGGTTGGGGTATATCACAGTGGCAAGGAACTGTGGCTGGCGCTGCAACAACCACGCTTAACGGAGCGCTGTTAAATGATACAAATGGTACAGGTGGATCTGGAACAAATATTACTTTAACTTCAACAACAAACTTTACCTCTGCAGGTAGAATTTTAGTAGAGGAAGAATTAATATCTTATGCATCTATTGCAGGTGCTAACTTACAATCTATTGTAAGAGAGGTAAATGGAACAAGCAAAGCTGCTCACGCAGATGGCACGGCTGTAACAGACGCTACAAACTTTTCTGATTGGGGTGAAGCTACAGTTGCATCAACAGTGCAATTAGAACCAGGACTTTGGTCACTAGATAATTTTGGACAAGTGTTAGTAGCAACGATTGCTAATGGTAAAACATTTACTTGGGATGCAGGAGGCACACTACCTTTAACAACAAGAGCTGCAACAACCACTTCTGGATTTGCGACAGGCAATAATCCTACTGCAACAAGAGCTAGTTTAATATCACCAACAACAAGACACTTAATTCATCTTGGAACAGAGACAACGATAGGTGATCCTACAACACAAGATGACATGTTTATAAGATTTTCTGATCAAGAAGATATAAACACATATGCTCCCTCTGTAACAAATGCTGCGGGAACACAAAGACTACAAGATGGTAGTAGAATTATTGGATCATTAAAAGCCAAAGAAACCATTTTAATTTGGACGGATAACGCTTTGTACACCATGAAATTTGTAGGAGCACCTTTTACATTTGGTTTTGAACAGGTGGGTACAAACTGTGGACTTATAGGTAAGAATGCTGCAGTTGAAGTAGATGGTGTTGCTTACTGGATGAGTCCCAACGGTTTCTTTTTATATGATGGTACAGTTAAAACATTACCTTGTTCTGTTGAGGATTATGTATTTGATCAATTAGATATTACAAAAGGTCAACAAGTAAATGCTGGGTTAAATAATTTATTTGGTGAGGTAACTTGGTACTACCCTACTACTTCATCAACATATAATGATCAATATGTAATTTATAATTATGGTGAAAGCAGACAATTACCTATTTGGTACATAGGAACAGAGGCTAGAACAAGTTGGATAGACGGAACAATTTATCCAAAACCTTTTGGAACAAAATTTGATTCTACTGCAGAGGGCACTTTTCCTGCAATAGTTGGTGTATCGGGATTAGGACAGACCACACTATTCGAACATGAAATAGGCACGGATCAAATTAACCCTGATGGAACAACTACAACAGTGCCATCAACCATAACATCTTTTGATTTTGATTTAGATTTAGAGGGCACATCAGGCCAGTTCTTTTTATTTATGCGAAGAATACTACCAGACTTTAAAAATCTTGTAGGAGATGCTAAGATAACTATGTCAGTAAAAAGGTTTCCACAACAAACTGATACTGCAACCACGTTAAGTCCTTTTACAATTACATCATCAACAAACAAAGTTGATACTAGAACAAGAGGACGATACGCAAATATTAAAATAGAAAATGATGGCGCTAGCCAATCGTGGAGGTTTGGCACGCTAACACTAGACTTACAATTGGACGGTAGAAGATAATGGCAAACGGAATAATGGATAACGTTTTTAATAAATTATATAATCAAGATACGATAGCTAAACTTGAAGCTCAATATGGTTTTGGGGGTAGTGGTTTACCCTCTCAAGCTAGGCATCAAGCTGCCCTTAATGAATTAAGTAAAAATTTAAATATTGGTAACTTTGGACCTGGAAATCTTTTTACTGCTTTAGCTGCTTCAGCTACAGAAATTCCTGATGTAATCAAAACAGGAGATATTAAAGAATCAGCTAGAGATGTGTTTGACAATTTAAAAGGAGCCCTTGCAACAGACAAAAGTAAAACTCCAGCAGAGGTATATAGAGACGTTTATGAAGGAGGATCTAATCAAAGTGGAATAGTACAGGCGGCTAAAAACGTACCAAGTTTTTTAAGTGACCTTATTTTCACTCCAGCAGGAGCAGGATCTGACGTAGCAAATTTACCTAGTATTGATATTACAAATCAATTAGCTGATGCACGAACTATAGATGAAGAATCAGCCTTGTTAGATGATGCGTTTGAACAACAATTAGCGGAAGCAACTAGAACAGGTAAATTAGGACCTCTTGAAGGTATTATACAAAATTTAAATCCTAAAGACGCTGTTTCATTTGTAACATCTCTCTTAACAGGTGGAGCAACAAGGGCTCTATCAGGTGTAGCTTCGCTTGCTGATAGACTTGGTATTAGAAGAGGAATGCAAGAACCACCAGGCGCTGAAGGAAGAGGAGGATACGGAGTATCTAGACCAGGGAATACTTTAACAGATCAAACAAGAGCAAATAGAGCAGAGTTTACTGACTTCTATTCAAACTTCCAAGGTGGTGCTCAACACCACATGGGTAAAAGAGTTGATGATGTAATCAATAGAACAGCTCAAGGTAGAAGAACTAGAAGTGATGCTGAAAGCTTTGTTAATAAATATGGATCTCAAGAACAAAAAGATAAATTTAATCAAGCAAAAGCTCCAAAAGCAGGTAAGGGTAGTTTTAGAGCTGCACAAGATGAAGGAACTACTGGAAGTTCTAAAATAGTTTGCACAATGATGAACAAATCTTATGGTTTCGGATCATTTAGAAATAAAATATGGATGAAGTTCCACAAAGATCTTTCACCAGAGTATCAAAAAGGATATCACAAAATATTCTTACCACTAGTTAAGATTGCTAAGAAAAATAAAATTGTTAAAAAAATACTAGAACACATCGCTGTGCATAGCACGATTGATATGAGACAGTCGATGAGAGGTAAAAAACATTTACTAGGTAGATTATATAGAAAAATAATTTTACCAATATGTTATTGGGCAGGTAAAAAATAATGACAAAGATAGTAGTTAGATTACCAGAACCAAAACCAGAGTATGATATCTCTAACCAAAAGCAAATTAACAGAGCTTTGACTACAGTTGTAGAGCAACTTAATTCAACGTTCTTAGAAACAGAAAAAGAGGAGCAACAAAGATTTAATTTCTTTTTATCGTAATGGCAAATGTTTACAAAAATATACAAGCAACAATTAATTCAGCTGGGTCAGATGTAAGTATGTATACCTCTCCAACAGCTACGACATCTATTGTAAAGACTATAAGACTATTTAATACGCATGGTTCTGCTTTAACTGTTACGACTAAAGTTAGGGACAGTTCTGCTAGCACTGATTTTGAGTTTAGCACAAACGTAGTAAATGCTAGCGATAGCGCGGATATGCTGACCTTTAATAATATTTTAATATTAGAAGAAGGTGATATATTAAAGATGCAAACGTCACAAACTAACGTGGTTAAAATGACAGCTGCAATATTACAAATAACGAGGACATAATGCCATTTATTGAACAAGAAGCATCATTAAGATACGAAGAGATTAACGGTAAAAGAGTGCCTATTATTACACCTCAGAGTGAGGTTACTCTTACAAATACCGTTACGGGTAAAGAATATATGTCTGATGCAGAGGCCATGGCCGATGTAAACGATCCAAATACAGAAACTAAATCAGAACATCTAAGAAGAGATGTTAAAATAACAGTAGAAGCATTGCCTTTAGGCGGTGATTCTAAGTTGTAAACTATGAAAAAATACAATAAAACGATATTATGGGATTATTAAAGAAAATAACCAGACCTTTTAAAAAAGCAGTACAAAAGATAGTACCAAAAGAAATCGCAGGTATTATGCAGGTCGCAGCACCTTTTACAGGACCAGCTGCACCTTTTGTTTATGCAGCTGGAGCACTTAAACAAAGAGGCACTCTTGGGCCTAGGGATTTATTAGCTGCCGCAACTTTAGGATTACCTTATGCGGGAACAGTGGGACAAGGAAAAGGTATTTTAGGCAGTAGATTTGCTTACGGTAATTTAGGTAGATTTGGTCAAGCTGGAGTTGATTTTAAAACAGCTAGAGATTTATTAGGATTAAGAGATGCAACAGGTATAAGAGGACAAGCAGAAAGATTTTTATTTGGTAGACCAGGTGTTGAAGGTGGTTCTGTATTTGATACAGAAGGAAGATTTGAGGGAACATTTGGAGGCGTAGAACCTACACAAGGTATATTAGGAGCTGGTGGTGATTTTAAATTAACAGAAGGTAAATTATTAAGTAAAATGGATGCTGAAGGTAATATAAAATTATCACCTACAAAAATAGGGGCTGCTGTAACAGCCGGTTTATCACTGTCGCAAACACAACAACAGATAGAAGAAGAGGGTGAGGATGCAGGATTATCTTCATCTGAAATAGCTAGATTACAAGCAGAAGCAGCTGAAATGTGGGAGGATTTTGACACTACAGCGTTTAGACCTAACGTAGCACAAGGGGGTTTGATGAGAACAAACTATGCCCTTGGATCAATGCCCACGGAACAAGAAAGTGGTTTAGGAGGTCTTCCAATCGAGGCAGATATGCGCTATACTGGAGGCTTCATGCCATACGGTGCAAAAGAAAAAGCCGATGACGTGCCTGCTAGACTTAG